GCACTCAATGGGCTATATGTATTGGTAAGTATTTGATTGGATACAGAATTACTCAATGTTCCATCAATATATAATTCCAAAGTGCTTCCTGTTTTTTGACAAACAACGTGAGTCCATGATGTAGTTAATGCAACAGATGATGTAGTAAAAACTGTATTAACCGGACTTACACTAGCTGCAAACATTAATTTGTTTGATGAACCTAACCCAGATATAGCAAATGGATATTGACTTTGCAGTGAACTAGAGAGTTTACTAATTAGTAAATCACTAGCACCAAATCCTGATGGAGACCTGCTAATCCAAAAAGAAATTGCATAATCATGATCTCGATCATAATACCCAGGTATCGAAGTTTGTATATAGCTACTAATTAGAACGCCAGAATTACTAAATTTAGCAGCTAGACCAACAGACTGATTATCAACTAATGTTATTACACCGGGCAAATATATAACGTTTTCACTGATATATTGTATTCGAGTAGTGTCGAAATACTCATTGAAACCTTCATAAAATGTTTCGCCGCCGACAATCTTTGTTTGATCGAAATTAGCATCATATACATTGCTATAACGGTCGCTTTCTAAATTTATAGAGCCGGAACCGATAAATGTAAATGATTCAGCTTTAATACCTTCACCAATTTTTATTTGAGGAATTGACAATACAGATGCAGATTCAAATAATACTTTTGTAGTTCGATTTAAATCAGTCGGACCATATGATTTATACGGCTCATTTTTGTATTTATAATATAAATGATTGACAGAATGATAAATAACAGTTTGCAATGATCCGTTAATATTTGCTGCATCATTGTATACTAATTCACTGCCTAGTGCTGGCAGTTGATCTGAATAAATTGCATTTAATGGCATCATGCTACTAGTAGAACTACCAGATATTACAGTCCAAGATTTATAAACTTGGAATGGATTAAGCATCACATCCGTTGGATCTATCTTTTTAAAGACAGTTGGATATGCGCCTATATATGTATTTTCATTGTTTGATAATCTAGACTCAGCCATATTCAGTAAAAACCCTACTACATTTATTATAAATATAGCAGGGCTTAAATCAATGTGTTATTTTAAAAATCTAACTTAACTCGGATCAATGCTTCTCGTTGGAATGATTTTAGCAATGGCTGACTTAATTTAGCTACTCCTAATAATTCCTGACGATCATTATACAATCCTACCGTAGTAATATATGTTTTAGGATCGCCTATAAAAGTTGCTTGTGAAATTTGACCAACACTTCCACTTACATATGATGGATTATTTGAAAAGTTATATTCTGCATTTTTAATTCTTACAAAATAATGTGTACTTGTTACTTTTTCTGAGTTACGAGCTTGGAAACCGAATGGATCACTAGTAGCCGAACTTGTTACAAGTGCAGATCCGGAAATAGAATGGAACAATGCAAAGTGATTGTTACCTTCAGAACTTGAACCAGTATTAGTTTGGAATTTAAGTTGTTGATCTAACATTTTACCATCTAGTATCAATGTTCCATAATCTGGGTAAACTAATCCGTAATATACAGGTGCTGTTGGATTAAAAACACCACTATTTATTGAACCAGAAACAATGTTATAAACCATGCCAGCTCCAACTTGAGTTCCCTGAGAGATTGATGAATCATCAATCAATGTAGTAATTATAGTTGAACTTGAAACTGCTACAGAACCCGTTGCGTTCAATGGTCTAGATCCAGAAATTTGTCGTAATGGTAATTCAAAATTACCAACATCTAATTTTTCTTTAACACGATTACGTTTAAAGTTAACAACATAAATTGAATCAGTACTACCAGATCCAGCAGTTGTAAAACGAGTATCTGTTGCATTAAGTAATAATTGACGATACTGTGAATAGATTGCTTTACTTGGAGAATCGTTAAGTTGTCCTTGAGAATCAGAACCACTACCTAACGCATTTCCATATGCCAATGAAAACTGAGTTACAGATCCATCTGCTGCAGGATCAGCTTGTAAAACATCAATATAATATCTACGTTGAGATGTTGTCGCCGTTGATGATGTAAAATAAGTAGTTAAACTTGCTACATTATCACTCCATAATCCGCCAGTTACAACCTCCGTTTGATTTGATATAATATCATTCACGGTATCAAACTTTGTAAATACACGGCCGTTTCTTGTCAACATTTGACTTTGTTGCATATCTGCAACCATTTGATCTGCTAATTGTTGAGCTAATTGCTGAACTTGATCATTAACCGCCGCTGTTGTGTTTGCTGTAGCAGCCTGCAGAGCTGCAGTTATAGCTGGTGTAGAAATTGCCGTAAGATTACCAGCAGCACCAGCCGTTCTAGTAGACCCTAGTGATGATATTCTACTTGGAGTAATACCATGGCGTGGTTGATTTTTTAATTGATTTATCACTGTTGATGTATTCATGTTCTTACCTATTAAATAGTCGCAGTAGTTGCTTGGTTAACTGTTAAATTAATTGTAACACTACCACCTGTTTCATTTGCAATAATAGTAATCGAAGCAGTTTTACTAGACAGCAACTGTGTTTTAGCAACAACACGGAATTCAAATCCTGCTACTGCAACACTTTGTGCATCTTCATTATCACCAATAAATCTAGGAGTCGTCGGAAGGGTTGAATTCTGTAATGCTCTAGTAACTTGTATATCAGCCACCGTAGAATCAGACAAAATTGCCGTGTATCCTAAATTTGCATTACCGCCTTGGAAGTTACTTGTATTAGGAGCAATAATTGCACTGTCGCCTGGAGCTGCCAATGTAATCAATGTATTACCTACAGTAATTACTGGTATATTTGTTGTTTGTTTAGGCAACGTGATTAACTTGTATTTTAATGCTTGAGTTTCATCAGGAATTGCTTCAGTTATTGGCATATTTTCAATAATAGTACCATAATAATTTGTTCCTAGTGGATGATCTGGATTCCATAATGAATAATCAATTTCATCATCACCTACTGCAAACTGTGTAATACTAAATGCACTACCTCCTTTTGCTAGCAATTCACGTCCTTTTAATGTTAGTATAGCGTCAATCGTTACCGACGTATTATCTAAATATCCCATATTGTTTTAACCTTATTTTATATAAATATACATGTTATTAATTTTGGTGTTAAACTAACACAAAACTTCCTTGGTCTCCTGCTGTCTGATACATTAGTTGATTTGGATTGCTAGTAAACCATTCTGCTACCGGGCCACCATCTATTGTTTGCGTTGATGCAATATTAAATCCTGGACTAGACATTTGCGAACCAGCATATCTTTGATTGCTAATACCGGTTGGTAAATAATCTGACACATCAGATAATGTTGATCCTGATACATATTGGTATGTTGATGGCACGCCTGTTATATAAATTGGTTGTACGGCATCACTTAACCAATATGGCGATGACGCAGTAATCCACGTAGACCCGGAATATAATAAATATTCATATGAATATATCGCACTATCATATTTAGCTGCATTTGACGCCGTTAAATATAATTGCCATTGATTATCGTCAATTGCATTGATATCCATAATAACATCATTGAAACTGCCAGCATAATAAAAATAATCTCCTGATGCTGTTGGTTGAGTGTTTTGAATTTCAGTTAAATAACTTGAATCATACGGCTTAAATATTGGTAGTATAGTATCTTTGCTTCGTTCTAATACATTTGGCTTAATTAATATTCCAAGAAGCTTATCAGTACGGGCTGGCAGTAATTGTTCTAATTGTTTAAAAAATGATAAATCAAACAATGTAAACATGTTTATATATGCATTGATATCATTTTTAGTATCATACTTTTTCCAATACGACTGTGCGAAGTGAATTAAATCTGGATATGATTTTGCATTCAAATTGCCCGGGTCACCGATATAATCATCTAGTGCAGTAAATCCAAACTGCGCAAATACATCTTCATCAATCATTGTTTGTGGTGAAAAGTATATGCCTAATTTTTTACTATCTAGAGGTGCTTTATCAAATTGACTGCGTTCAGCTCTAGTTTTAACATCCAATGATCCAACTAAATTGTTTGATTCTAAACGAACTTTGTTGTCATCAAATGTACCAGCCCCTAATGAAATTGCATCATAATAATATGTTTCTTCAATTGAATCATACGGTGTACTAGTACTCCAACTAGCAAACGATGCTGATGATATTGTAGATGGTTTAGGCTGCACTCCAACCAATGAACCAGTTAATGTATGATTAATTTTTTGTGTTAATGGTACTCGAAATATTAGTTCATCATATGAATTAACATTGCCGTCATATGCTGCTGGCGCTTTAACATGATTATTAAATGATGAATCTTGCAAACTGCTTGACCACAATCTTAATTCTTGTAACTGACCTACTAATCTAGAAGCACCGGCACTTGTTCCACCCAATGTAACAACGCCATTAGTTGCAAATGATGCAGTTGCTGATGCAGATACTGCTGCTACAATTTTACCGTATTTAGATTTTTTAGTTACAACATCTAGATTAGTTCCATTAGTTCTCAATACGGCTGTTAACCAACCGCCATCAAACATTTCAATATCGGTAGAGCCTGTACCATTAATTTGTATAGTACCTAATGTACCACTAGTATAATCTAAAGTTACTACATTTGAACCTACTGTAAATAATGTCATTGTACTAGGAATAGTAGGAGTAGTAACGACATCAGCTGTTCGATATCTCAATTCAATTGAATTAATTGACTGCGAATAATTAACCTGTACAGTACCGGCGGTATTTGTAATTAAATCTAATGCATAATCAAAATTCAATTTTTCATATACCGGCGCTCTATCAATTCTAGGTCCACCATATTCATTGATTGATATCATTGATTGTGGTATTCCATAACATGATAATAATGCTTGAACACTACGCTTAGTACCTTTACTTTTCAATAGGTATGGTAAATTATTTACAATTCTTCTCCAAACCGTATAAGTCATATTTTGACTAGATACAGATGGATCGCCAACCGAATTAGATCCAGTTAACGGCGTGCCTGATTCATTTGTTCCTAATACATATTGCCATAATTCGTGATTCTGATGACCATCAGTTAGGTTCCAACCAAATTGCTTAGCAACCGAATATAATAATTCATTTGGCATTCCTAATTTAGGATTTTCTTCGCGTTTATTGACCTTAGTCATATGATTGATATATGTATACAAAATATCATAATGATGACCTAACATGTTAACAAATGTAGCTAATTGAATGTTATTTTCATCATAACGAATATATTCTGGAACTGCGTATATCAATGCGTTTGCATTTAAACTATCATATAATGATGCTGTTGCATATAAATTGTCATACCATGTAACAAATTGAGGGCTAGTACTATTAGCTAATGAATATGGTACTGTTGAATTTGTTTTTGGCGTCGGCGTTATGTAGCTTCCTGTTACTGAAGGAACCGACGGCGATTCATGTGGTATTGGATTTGATGTTAATATCGACGATGATTGATAATATAAAAATTGTTCGAACGCATCAAATCCGCCT